TAATAGACTTTGTTAAGGTATGATAGCTAAATCATCCCCGATTGGATCATCGCTAAAATCAATATCAAGTGACCTACGCACATATATGTTGTAGTTGAACGCATCCATCGCACCACCTTGTTGCTCCTCTATGTCGTTAGACTCCTCGCCTATTCGCACGAACTCGTACCCACAGTCATCGGGGAATCTCTCAACGGCAAACTCATACAGCCATGTGTGCGCCTGTACATCGGGGAAAGACTCATACCACTTAACATCATCCCATGTGAAATTAACCCTGAACTCCCCATCTGCCTCGTTGCACTCGATCCCACACTCTTTAAGTGCATTGACCTCGTTACCACCCTTGACCATGACAAGTGCAATGAACTGATTGAGTATGTCCTTTGTCTTGAAGTGAATCGAATACGCTACGTCTGATCTATATCCCATGATTTGTCCTCCTAAAATGTTTGCTGTTTGTCTCATACTGTCGGCTAATGCCTTGGTATACTCCTCGCCAATTTGATGCCAGTTTTTGCCGTCAGTCTCCATCGGCAAGTCCTCCGAACTTTGTTCTCGGCATTGTCAGGAATAGACGATCCTCGTCCATGGATTGCAGGTGTACTTCTGTGTCTGTCCAATACATCACACAGTAACGTCTTTTTTGGTAACGTATGATCTGTCCTGTTAAGCTAGTCATTTGAAATCCTCCTTTTATTTACAAATTGCATCTAACAATATATAGAATATAAAACCCCACGACACTATGGTAATAACTACGTTCACAACGGCGTGTACTACTTTATCTTTAAGTTGTTGGTTAGTCATTTAGTTTCCACCCATAAGTTGATAACTGCATCTGTCCCGCCATGTCGAACTTGGCATCGAATAATTCGTTTAGTGTTCTAGCCTGTGTGTACGTCAGCCGTTTAAATTCAATACGTTGTTTGTCTTTGAACTCGGCATGGAATGTATAAGTGTTTTTCTTTGTAGTCGGTCGACTACATTCCTCGCCCCACATATCTATTGTTTTGTTGTCTACGTCTTGCTTCATTTGACTAACCCTCCTTTAGTGTTTATCCCTATAAGATCTTCACGATTGAAACACGCTATGTAGTTGGACTTGTGCATAGGCACGACTGTGAACTTGCGTTGCTTGGCTTGGTACTCACCACACAGTAAGCATAAGTGATACCCTGCGTCCCACCGCTTGTGTGCTACGTCATCACCGCAAGTTGTGCAAAGATGTTTGTATGTCTTACCCATTGATAGTCTCCACGTTAAGTAGTTGCATGATTGTGATGAGCGCATTGTGTGCATCGCCTGTGTAACCTTGCTTGAGCCAAAGCTCGGACAATTGCAGTAAACGCAGTGCTTCTAAGTATTCACCTTCTGTCATATGATTCTCCTGTTAAGTTGTTTATCACAATGTAGTCAGTCGACTACATCCTGCAGGGGGTAGAACAATATGTTCTAAACAATTCCCACCTACAATACATATTATAACATAATCAAGTATCAAAGTCAAGTAAATAGTGATGTTTTGTGGTAAGTTCTAATTTGTACTAAGTTATATTATTAAATAGTATATTGTTCTATTGTTCGTTTTTAGGGGGGTATTGTTCTTTTCGTAAGTTGTTGATTTTGCGAATATGTTCGTATTGTTCGATTTGTTCTTTAAAAAAAAGTATATGGGTTTTAAAAACGAAAAAGAATGGAATCTGCGTTTAGGCTCTGCCAAAACTGGTTTCAATAATTTATAGACATGGTGTGTCAAAACGCAAGAACAATACGAACAAATCGAACATTCCTTTAAAATCAATGACTTACGACCGAACAATATGCCCGAACAATACAGATCAAAACCGAACAAATTGAAACCGAACAATGTAATACTAAAGTGTCGGAACAAATTGAAAACGAACAATATACTCGTTAACCCTAATATTGTTCGGAAGAACAAATCGACCCTGTGCTCCACGCTAACGAAAAACACTGGTATCAATTTGTAGTCGATCGCCTACATTGTTCGGTAATATGTTGCTGATAACTAAGCCGAGCCTACTGCGAAACCCTGACCCTGTGCTCTACGCTAACGACAAACACTGGTATCAATGTAGTCGGTAGACTACATAGTAAATAATTAAGACGAAAAAAAACCCTAGGGGTTTAATCCTAGGGTTCGTAGCTACCAATTACACAGTAGTTTTATACTTTGCCTCAATTACTTGCAATGTCTTAATATCGGTGTTAACACCAATTTCAGGGTTCGTCAAAGCCTGTAAAGTTCTTATTGCAAGATCAAGATACCATGCGACTTGAGCCTTTGCCTCTTTTGGTTTCTTACCTGCTTTTGGTGTTTGTGCGCCTTTGGTATCATCTTTGATTATCTCCTCTTCCTCAATGAGTTTCAGTTTACTCACAATCTTAGAATAACGTGAAGCGGTTTCGGTTTGAACAAATCTTTTAGTCACTTGCTCAACGTCTGTAATAACGTCTTTCTTTTTCAAGTAGCAAGCTCTTTCGAGATCACTAAAAGACTTCCAGACGATGTCGTTGACTTTCTGCATTGTCTCAGGTACTTGTCTATCTGATTTCTTATCAATCATGTAAGACATAACACCCAGAGACTTCAAAAGATCGGAAGCCCTCTTCCATTTATTCTTAGCTAAGTTGTCTGCTTTAAAAGCCTCTAATATAGCCTTATCGGTATCCTCATTAAAGATTACAGACTTTACACCAATGTTATCAATTACTTTACTCATAATAATCTCCTTATCAATTAGGCGTAATGATCATTTGCCCTACATTTCCTAACCGATGACTCTATTGTGCTAGGGTTGTCATAGTTTGTCAATAGATAATAATATTTAATAAACTTTAATAAACTTTAATAATGTAGGCGATCGCCTACATTTTAGCTAGACTGAATCGAGCACCCCACACACCCCTTTTTCAAATCTGGTTCCATCCGTCGCGTAGGATTGCTATTCCGCACCCTCAATGTCCATTTTTTGAGTTTGGTTTACTCGGTCCGGCCTAAGTACTTTTAGCTGTACATTGTCATAACATGTTTATAGAAACACCCCCCTTGTCTTTTATAGTACCCCCTAGCAAAAAATTTTTTTGTATATATAATTAGCGTCGAAGCGGTTTTGCGGGTTAGCGCCGCATTGAAAGTCTCCTTGTAAGTTGTTGAACACACACTGCTTTATGTGAGCCGCTTCACCCTGTCTGGACATTAGACATGCAAATACATATTGAACCCGACGTTGGAGTCCCATTACCGAACGACGATTCGGATATTGAAGATTTTATTAGTCGTGCAGAAGCTGCCTGTGAGACAGCTAAACATCTTGGTTTGGACACGGATCCGACGCAGGATGACCTTGCCGTTGCTGAAACAATTGCGTATTCGATGGCAGAAGACCCAGTTGCGGCAAACAAAAAATTAACCAATGCCAAAGCATCTAAGCTCAGACCTGCAACATATTACGCAGTAGACGGCATACTAAAAGAATTCGCTATTAAAGTAGTTGATAACGCAGCTCAGATTCGCCAGGTTGTAACTAATAAACTAATTCTTGAGACAGAAAACCCAGATCCCCGCGTGCGGATTCGAGCGCTTGAACTGCTTGGTAAGATTTCAGACGTTGGACTGTTCACAGATAGGACAGAAATCACTATAAATCATAGGTCTACAGAGGAATTAGTGATATCACTTAAAGAAAAGATCAATAGACTGCGTATACCACAAGAAATTACGACAATAGATCTTGATAAAGAGCTAGGTTTGCCCCAGGAAACGACTGATGCAAGCACAGATTAACGTTTTTGATCAGTTAGATGACCAAGAATTACAGTTTTTACTGGATAATTTAGACCAATTTACCCCAGAAGAGCAGGCTGAAGCCGAAGAAATCATCAATGAGATCACAAAACGACGTGAATCTAAGGCTTGTTACGATGATTTGATCGAGTTTTGCAAGAAAATGCAGCCAGATTACAAGGTTGGTAAGCACCACCGCATACTTGCAGACCACTTAATGGCGATTGCAACGGGTAAAAAAGACCGTATTTGCGTCAATATTCCGCCTAGACACGGTAAAAGTCAGCTTGTTTCTATCTATTTTCCAGCATGGTTTTTGGGTAAAAACCCGGACAAAAAGGTGCTAATGGTGTCACATACGACCGATTTAGCGGTCGATTTTGGTAGAAAAGTGAGGAATTTAATTGATAACCCAGACTATAAAACAATTTTTCCAACGGTCTCGCTCGCACCTGACAATAAAAGTGCCGGTAGATGGAATACAAATGTGGGTGGGGAGTATTACGCTTGTGGTGTTGGCTCTGCTTTGGCTGGTCGTGGCGCAGATTTACTTCTTGTGGATGATCCTCATAATGAGCAAGACATCATTAATGGGAATTTTGACGTATTTGAAAAAGCCTATGAGTGGTTTACATATGGTGCTAGGACTCGTCTTATGCCTGGCGGTCGTGTGGCTATCATTCAAACTAGGTGGCATCAGGATGATTTGACGGGTAGAGTAGTTAAGGATATGACTCAAAATGAAGAGTCAGATCAGTACGAGGTAGTTGAGTTTCCCGCTATATTAAACCAGGGGTCTAAGGAAGAAAAGGCACTCTGGCCTGAGTTTTATAACCTCACTGCACTGCATAGAACTAAAGCGTCTATGCCGCTCTTTCAGTGGAACGCCCAGTACCAACAAAACCCAACGGGTGAGGAAGCCGCAGTTGTCAAGCGGGAGTGGTGGCAGATATGGAAGCCCGAACGTCCACCAATATGTGAATATATTATTATGTCCCTTGACGCTGCAGCAGAAACTCATAACCGTGCAGACTACACAGCCATCACAACGTGGGGTGTGTTTATGAACGAGGAAACAAATTTATACAACATTATCTTACTCAACGCGATTAAAAAGCGGATAGAATTCCATGAGTTAAAAGAATTAGCATATAAAGAGTACAGGGAATGGACCCCTGATGCGTTTATTGTTGAGAAAAAATCCGCCGGAACGCAGCTCTATCAAGAACTAAGACGTACTGGGATGTCAGTACAAGAATTCACACCGCACCGTGGGACCGGAGACAAGTTAGTCAGGCTCAATGCGGTATCGGACATTATTAAGTCAGGACTCGTGTGGGTTCCTGAAACACGTTGGGCTGAAGAGGTTGTTGAAGAAGTTGCAGGATTTCCCTTTATGTCACATGATGACTTGGTTGATACCACATCTATGGCGTTAGCCCGGTTCAGACAGGGCGGGTTTATTCGACTCCCCAGCGACGAGCCTGAAGATGTCACATGGTTTAAATCTAAGCGTAACAGGGGGTACTATTAATGGATGAAAATGAAAGAGTCTATTCAATTCATGGCGGATATTACCCACCTGGAACTGCGCCTGAGCTACATGCAGCGTCTTATAAATACGCAGCTAAAAAAGGGTTGAATCTTAAATCTCCCGAATACTATTTACCTGAGACTAAAGAAATACCTAAAGAAAATTACATACCAGCGCGTCGGGTTTCACATAAAACCAAAGACGGTGTAGAGACGTTAGATACGGGGTATGACAAAGAAACAATGGGAAAACTATTGGATGCTTATAAAGTAGCCCATGAAAAGTTTGGTGTGCCTATGATGAACCCTAAGCAATTAACGGCTATGGCATTAGAAGAAGGACGTTCTAATTTTGGTTTTAATGACTTTGATGAAAATAATAAACATGCAGTAAATCTTCATAAAGCGTTAATAAACCAAGGATTTGATCCATATGCAGCGGGTTTTCCTGCGGCAATTTTAGATAAACAACAAACTGCAACTCGTTTAAATAAACCTTATTTTGAAGTTTGGAACGGTAAAGGGGAAGCAGCAAGGAACTATAACCAAAGAGTCAATAAAGCATTGGATGTAGTAGACCACCCAAAAAATCAAGAACTTAAACAATTTATCCAAAATAAACTAGGATATGTACCACCAGCAAAACCAGCGACACCAGCAAAACCAATATCACAAGTAACCCCAGACCTAGATATAGAACCAGATATTCAGCTTGCACAAGCATCGCCTATGGATACGGTAGTACAAAATAAAAGGGGTGGAATGATAGATAAACCGTTGCAAGGCAACCGCAAAACAATTTAAGGAAACATATGTCAATAGATAAATCATTATCGCAAGCACCATCAGGTATCGAAGATCTCATGCCAGAAGGTCCAGATATCGAAATCGAGATTGAACTAGATACCGAAGAAGGCGACCACGAGTACGAAGAGTTTGGTACGCCAGAAGGTGAAGACAAGAAGTTTGAGGATAACCTTGCCAACGAGATGGACGAGGGTGACCTGCAGTCTTTGGCTCAAGAACTTTTAGAAGATTTTCAGTCTGATTTAGATGGTCGCAAAGATTGGCTACAGACTTATGTAGATGGACTAGAACTCTTAGGTTTAAAAATAGAAGAAAGATCGGAACCTTGGGAAGGCGCTTGTGGTGTGTATCACCCACTCCTTGCTGAAGCATTGGTGAAGTTCCAGTCTGAAACCATGATGTCTATTTTCCCAGCAAGTGGGCCAGTCAAGACACATGTAATTGGTAAAGAAACACCCGAGAAAAAAGAGTCTGCTGAGCGAGTTCAAGATGATATGAACTACGAGTTGACTGAGAAAATGCCTGAATATAGACCCGAGACAGAGCGTATGCTTTGGGGTTTGGGACTTGCCGGTAACGCATTTAAAAAGATTTATGATGACCCAAGTCTTGGTAGACAGGTAGCTCTATATGTCCCAGCCGAGGATATGGTCGTGCCTTACGGCGCGTCTGATTTAGAGAGTTCTGAGCGTATTACCCATGTGATGCGTAAGACTGAGAATGAGATAAAGAGACTCCAGGTCAGTGGGTTTTATAAAGATGTGGAGTTAGGCAGTCCGGTTAACGTTCTTGACGAGGTTGAGAAGAAGATCGCCGAGAAGCTTGGCTTTAGAGCTGACGCAGATGACCGCTATAAAATCCTTGAGATGCACGTTAACTTGGACTTAAAAGGTTACGAGCATGAGGACGGTTTAGCACTGCCTTACGTTGTGGCTATTGACAAGGGCACACAGAATATCCTGTCTATCCGTAGAAACTGGGTAGAAGGCGATGAGTTATATAAGAAGCGTCAACACTTCGTGCACTATGGGTACATCCCAGGATTTGGCTTTTATTGTTTTGGTTTAATCCACTTGATTGGCGCGTATGCGAAGTCAGGCACATCAATCATCCGTCAATTAGTAGATGCAGGTTCACTTGCTAATTTGCCTGCAGGATTTAAAACTCGTGGTCTTCGTGTTAAGGGTGACGATACACCCCTAGCTCCAGGTGAGTTTAGAGATGTGGATGTGCCGAGTGGTTCGATGAAAGACAACATCATGCCACTGCCATATAAAGAGCCAAGCCAGGTTCTCATGGCGTTACTTAACCAGATCGTTGAAGAAGGTAGACGCTTTGCAAATACCGCCGACTTGCAAGTTAGTGATATGTCTGCAGCTGCACCGGTTGGTACGACACTAGCTATATTAGAGAGAACTTTAAAAGTGATGTCTGCTGTACAAGCGCGGATTCACTACTCACTCAAACAGGAGTTAAAGTTACTTAAGAAAATTATCGCCGACAACGCACCGATAGAGTATGACTATGAGCCTGATGCCGGAAGCAGAAAAGCTAAGCAGTCTGATTATGAGAATGTCGATGTAATACCTGTTAGTGATCCGAACGCGTCTACTATGGCGCAGAAGATTGTCCAGTATCAGGCAGTTATGCAGCTTGCTCAGCAGCAGCCTCAGTTATTTAATATGCCGTTCTTATATAGGCAGATGTTAGATGTTCTAGGTATTAAGAATGGGGCTAAGCTCATACCACTACCGGAAGATCAAAAACCAATGGACCCTGTGACGGAGAACCAGAACGTGTTGATGATGAAGCCGGTCAAAGCGTTTGCATACCAGGATCATCAGGCACATATTGCTGTACATATGTCAGCTATGCAGGATCCGAAGATTGCGTCATTACTGCAGAACAACCCGATGGCACAGCAGTTACAAGCTGCGATGATGGCTCACGTTAACGAGCACTTAGGCTTTCAGTACCGGGTCGAGATTGAGAACCATCTTGGTGTATCGTTGCCCCCACAGACAGATGAGTCAGGTGAGGACTTGCCGATTGATCCAGAGATGGAGGCTAAACTTGCTCCGCTACTTGCACAAGCCGCACAAAAATTACTGGCACAGAACCAGAGTCAGATGCAGCAGCAACAAGCTCAGCAACAAGCACAAGATCCGTTGGTCCAGTTGCAACAACAAGAAATGCAGCTCAAGATGCAGGAGCAACAACGCAAGGCGGCTAAAGACCAGGCAGACAATATGCTCAAGGCTCAGCAGCTCAAGCTAGAAGCACAGAAAGCTATGATGCAGAACGCTACCCAGAGAAAGCAGATCGACGTAGATGCTCTCAAGTCAGCGGCTCAGATTAAATCAAATCGCAAAGATAAGTCCATGGACATTAGGCACGACGCGATTAAAACCCTTGCAGAACACGAGCACCAGACACGGTTGCAGGCAATTCAGGCAAAACAAAAATCAAATAAGGAAACTAAATGAATGACTTGGAATACTTACTAACAGAGTACAAAGACCGCATGACTATGCTCTCTGAGGCTCTTGGTAGGGGGAACGCTACTTCTTTTGAGGAGTACAAGTATATATGCGGTCAGTTACGAGGTCTTGAAGCCGCATGTTCAATCATCATAGACCTCAAACAAAAAATGGAGCATTCGGACAGTGAATGATATTAACCTAAACGCGGCAGTAGATTTAAGCGCAATCTTGAATAAACCAGCCGAAGAAAAAGCCAAACAACTCCCACAGCCCTCTGGATATCACATTCTTTGTGCAATTCCAGACGTTGAAGAAGAGTTTGATAGCGGGATAATTAAAGCAGATACCACAATACATTATGAGGAGTTGCTTACAACAGTTCTCTTCGTAGTCTCTTTGGGACCTGATTGTTATCAAGATAAGACTAGATTCCCATCTGGTCCATGGTGTAAACAAGGCGACTTTGTCCTTGTTAGACCTAATTCTGGTAGCAGATTAATTATTCATGGTAAGGAATTTCGCATGATCAACGACGACAGTGTCGAAGGAATTGTGGATGATCCTCGTGGAATTAGACGTAAATAAAGGAGCCGGACATGGCAACATTTGAAGCAGCAAATCCATTCCCTGATCCAGATCAGGATGAAAATACGGGTAAACCCCTAGAGACAGAATTAGATATAGAAATTGAAGATGATGTCCCAGAGGAAGACCGTAATAGAAAACCAGCAGATCCCGAGAAAGTCAAACAACTAGAAGTAGAAGTAGACGATCTTGACAAATACAGCAAAGAAGCTAAAGACAAACTAATCCGCATGAAGCGGGTTTGGAATGACGAACGCAGACGTGCAGATGCCGCCGAAAGGGAACGCCACGCCGCTATAGAAGCCGCCCAAAAACTCCATGAGGAGAATAAGCGTATTAGACAAATGCTTACAACGGGTGAGAAAGAGTACGTTCAGGCGGTTAAATCCTCGTCTGAAATGCAGCTTGAAATGGCTAAAAAAGCTTACAGAGAAGCCTATGATTCTGGCGAATCTGAAAAAGTTCTAGAAGCCCAACAAGCACTCACAAAAGCAACACTTGAATTAGAAAAAGCAAACAATTTCAAGTTACCTCCTTTACAAGAGGATAGATTTGAGGTACAAACGCAACAACAGCAACCACAACGTGCACCTGTAGACGACAGAGTTGCACAATGGCAAGCAGAAAATCCTTGGTTCGGACAAGACGAGGAAATGACCGCTTCAGCTCTTGGGTTACATGAAAAGCTCAAGCGCACAGGTGTAGTTGTTGGTTCTGAAAAGTATTACGCAGAGTTAGACGCAACAATGCGAAGAAGATTCCCCGAAAACTTTGAGGATTCGGATGAAGTAGAAGTAGAGGAACCTCCTAGAAAAGACGTTTCTAAGAAACCCTCAACGGTCGTAGCGCCCGTTAATAGATCGACCGCATCTAAACAAAAAGTTAAGCTAAAAACATCGCAGCAAGCGATAGCCAAAAGGCTTGGTTTAACTAATGAGCAATATGTCCGTGAACTTTTAAAACTGGAGGCCTAACATGGCTGAAAACAAACTTAACCGTGATTTAACAACTCGTGCTCTATCTGAGCGTCCCAAGCAGTGGATGCCACCGGAGCTTCTTCCAGAGCCAGACAAAGAGCCTGGATACGGTTACAAATGGATTAGGGTATCAATGCTCAACCAAGCTGACCCACGAAATATCAGTACGAGATTCCGTGAAGGTTATGAGCCTGTGAAGCTAGAAGAGCAGCCCAAATTTCGACTGCTAGTCGATCCCAATAGCCGTTTTAAAGACGAAATTGAGATTGGCGGATTGTTACTATGTAAGCGTCCAGTTGAATTTGATACGCAGCAGTTTTCATACTATGCAGAACAAACTAAATTGAATGCCGAAGCAGTTGACAATAATTTAATGCGTCAAAGTGATCGCAGGATGCCTATCTTTAAGGAAGGTCAGTCTGCAGTAAGCTTTGGCAAAGGTTCTTAAACTTTTGGAGATTTAAATGGCATATCCTATTGTCCCTGCAGCTTATGGCTTAAAGCCTGTAAGCTTGTCCGGTGGTAGAGTGTTTTCTGGTTCTACCAGACTCATTCCTATCGCCTCAAACTATGGCTACAACTTGTTCAACGGTGACGTTGTTACAGCAAGTGGTGGTTCATTAGTTGTTACAACTCTTGGTGCAGCAACTTCACCTGTTGCCGGTACTATTGGTGTATTTGTTGGTTCACAATATGTGAACTCAATGAGCCAAACAGTACGTGCACAGTTTTATGCAGCTAACACAATCACTAACACACTTTATGGACCTAACAGTCTGCAAGGTTACGTTGTTGATGATCCTTATGCTGTTTTCCAAGCTGCAGTCCTTACACAAGGTACTTCTGCATCTAACACACCTGGAGCTACTATTGGTTATGTAAACCCATCTTTCATTGGGTCTAACATGCTTTTGGTAACAAACGGTTCTAACGGTGGTTCTGCTTCTGGTAATACTACAACTGGCGACTCAGCAATGGGATTAGTTGGTGGTGTTGTTACTTCTGGTACACAAGGTAACACACGTGTTACTTCTACAGCACCTTTCCGTGTTGTTAACGTAGTTCCAGATACAGCAGTTACTGTTACAGCTACAAGTGGTACAGCTACTTCTTCCAGCGCAACACTGACAATGACAGCAGCTAACACGGCTATTAGCCCTGGTATGCAGTTAATCATCCCTGGTGTTACTGGAGCTTTGGCATCAAACTTCCTTACAGTCACCAACGTGAGCACAACAACTTTAACGTTGTCTGCTTCAATCACCGTCCCAGCAGGAACAGCTTTGTCCTTTGTTGGTTATCCTGAAGTGCAAGTACAGTGGAACTTTGGTTACCACGGTTACTTAAACGCAACAGCAGCTTAATAAAGGAGCTAACAAATGGCTATTTCACGCGCACAACTATTGAAAGAATTGCTCCCCGGATTGAACGCATTGTTCGGATTGGAGTACGCACGCTACGGCGAAGAGCACAAAGAAATCTACGAAACAGAGACTTCTGAGCGTTCATTCGAAGAAGAGACCAAACTTTCTGGTTTCTCCGCAGCTCCTGTTAAAAACGAGGGTAACGCCATTGCTTATGACAATGCTCAAGAAGCATGGACAGCTCGCTATAACCACGAGACAATCGCTCTTGGCTTCTCTTTAACAGAAGAAGCTATTGAAGATAATTTGTATGACTCATTGTCTGCACGTTATACCAAGGGTCTTGCTCGCGCTATGGCTTACACCAAGCAAGTTAAGGCTGCTTCAATATTGAACAACTCGTTCAATAACTCTTATGTTGGTGGTGATGGTGTTTCTTTACTTAATAGTGCTCACCCACTCGTTAACGGTGGTACAAACGGCAACACTCCTTCTACTGCTGCTGACTTGAACGAAACAGCCCTTGAAAATGCTGTTATTCAAATCGCTGCTTGGACAGACGAGCGCGGACTTTTGATCGCTGCTAAACCTAAGAAGTTGATTGTTCCTCCAGCACTCCAGTTCGTTGCAACTCGTTTACTTGAGACAGAACTCCGTGTTGGTACAAACAACAACGACATCAACGCAATCAAGAACAATGGTTCTGTTCCAGAAGGTTACACAATTAACCACTTCTTGACAGCTCCTAACGCTTGGTTCTTGACAACTGACGTACCTAACGGTCTCAAGCACTTCGTTCGTACACCGCTACAAAATTCAATGGATGGTGATTTTGATACGGGCAACGTGAGGTACAAGTCCAGAGAGCGTTACAGCTTTGGCTGGTCAGATCCACTAGGAATCTACGGTTCTTACTAATTTAGTAGTAACTTTAGACCAAACTAGGGCCCTTCGGGGCCCTTTTCTTTTGTTTTTTATTTGTGATATGATTACCTGTAACTAAGTCACAGGAGTTAATATGGAATACCCTACAACAAGAGAAGAAGCAAAGAAAACCAACAGTAAGTATTATTTCACTGGGCAACCCTGTAAACATGGGCATATAGCTTTACGCAAAACTAAAGGTTCATGCGTTGATTGCTTAAAAGTAGAGTGGACTAAAGGAAACGAAACCCGTGCGGAGTACTTTAAACAGTACAACAAACAAGAACAAGTTAAAGACCGTAAAAATGAGTGGTATCTTAGAAATAGAGATCAAGTCATTGCACGCGCTTTCACACGCCCAGCAGATCAGTTACGTGAGTACCGTAATACATGGAAAGAAAATAATAAAACGCAAGTTCGTGCGGATACCAAAGCACGTAGGCGTAAACACCGAGAAGCTACACCACCTTGGTTAACGCGCAAACAAAAATCAGAAATACGCCAGCTGTACCAAATTGCAATTACGATGACACAGACAACTGGAGAGCAATATGTAGTTGACCACATAGTACCTTTGCGTTCAGATGTGGTTTGCGGTCTCCATGTGCCGTGGAACCTAAGAGTAATCACTCAAGAAGAAAATCTTAAAAAGTCCAATAAACTTGTTGACATGACCCAGAAATAGTGTATATTTCAGTTATCTGGGAATTCCACCTTGTTGCCACTGGCCCAGCAGACGATGCAACGATTAACAAGGTAACTTTTGCATAAGGACTCATATCATGGGACGCAGTACATTTGA